ATGAACATCATCGAGGCGCGCCGGGCGTTCTACACGGAGCGACCGCGCGAGCAGCGGCGCCACCGTGTCGAGGTCCGCACGGCGGATGACGGCACGGTCGGCGTGACGGGCTATGCGTCGGTGTCGGATACGCCGTATGAGGTGTCGGACTTCCTCGGCAACTACACGGAGACGATCACTCGGGGCGCGTTCGCGAAGGCGCTGCAGGAGCGCGATGACGTGCGGCTGCTGTTCAACCACGACGGCATCCCGCTGGCGCGCACGAAGTCGGGGACGATGACGCTCGGCGAGGACGACCGCGGCTTGCGGGTCGATGTGCCGTCGCTGGACATGGCTTCGCCGCTGGCGCAGTCGGTGCGGTCGGCGCTGGCGCGTGGCGACGTGGATGAGATGTCGTTCGCGTTCCGTGCTGTGCAGCAGGACTGGAATGACGACTACACCGTCCGCACGATCCGCGAGGTCAAGCTCTACGACGTGAGCATCGTGACCTACCCGGCGAACCCGGCGACCAGTGTCGCGATGCGGTCGCGGTGGCAGGAGATCGAGGGCTGGTTGCGTGAGGGTCGGGCGTTGGACGCGCCGGATCTGAACATGCTGACGCAGGCGCTCGGCTGGTTCTCCGCGGTCGACAACATCGTGGATGACGCACAGGAGACGCTCGCAGACTACATCGGCGTCCCGAACCCCGACGCGGACGATGCCGCCCGTGCACAGGAACTCGCGCTCGCGCAGTGCCGCGCCCAGTTGCGACGCCTGCGCGCCGCTGCCTGAACCCATGAACTTCCCCGACACCGGTCGGGGTTGAACGCGCTACGACGCAGCCGGAGCCAACGGCCGGAGCCCCCCGCGTGAAGCGGAGGCATAGGGGCCACCACCGTTCGCGGCCACCACTGATGAGTGAGCGACCCAAATCCGAATCCCTTGAAAGGGGAAAGCAGTGAGCTACGCAAAGCTGCTCCGGGAGAAGCGCGCCGCGCTGCAGGCCGAACTGGAAGAGTTGGCCAAGGTCGAGGCGGCGGACTTCACGCCGGAGCGTCAGGAGCGCGGTAGCGCGCTCGTCAGTGAGATCGACGACTTCGACGCGCGCATCACCGAGGCCGAGCAGGTCGAGGAGCGGGCGCGGATCGCAAACGAGGCCGCCGTGGCGGCCGGCGAGGTCGGCAAGGAGGAGCGCGTCGGTGGCGCGCACATCGTGTCCGAGCCGCGGACCTACACCGAGCAGACGTCCCGGCAGGGCACGTCGTTCTTCGCCGATGCGTTCTCCATGCGCGACGGCGACGCCGGCGCCCGTGACCGGATCGAGCGGCACGGCCGGGAGGTCGTCGCCGAGCGTGAGATCAGCAAGCGTGCGACCACGACCAGCTCGTTCGCGGGCTTGATCGTGCCGCAGTACCTGGTGGACCGTGCCGCGCTGGTTGCGCGTGCGGGTCGTCCGGTCGCGAACACCCTCGACTCGCTGCCGCTGCCCGACCAGGGCACGACGTTCCAGGTCCCGCTCGGCACCACCGGTGCCACCACGGCGATCCAGGCGACGGAGAACAGCTCGGTGTCGAACACGGACGAGGCGTGGTCGAACCTGACCGTCAACGTCTGCACCGCGGCCGGTCAGCAGGACGTATCCCGGCAGTCGCTCGAGCGCGGCACCCCGGGCCTCGACGCGCTGATCTACGTCGACCTGGCGGGCGCCTATGCGGCCGACCTCGACGCGAAGGTCATCAACGGTTCGGGTTCGTCCGGTCAGCCGACCGGCATCCTGAACACGTCGAGCATCAACGCCGCGACGGCGTTCGGTGCGGCGGTGTCGGCGTCGAACTACTGGTCGAAGACGGCCGGTCAGGTGCAGGCGATCCTGGGTAGCCGGTTCATGCCGGCCGACCACATCGCGATCGCGCCGCGGCGCTTCGGCTGGCTGCTGAGCCAGGTCGACAGCTCCAACCGGCCGCTGCTCGTTCCGTCCGCGGCGGGCAACGTCCCGCAGAACGCGCAGGGCGTGTACGAGGGCATCCCGGGCGGCGGGTTCACGTTCATGGGCCTGCCCGTGACCGTGGACGCCAACATCCCCACCACCGTCGGCACCAACAGCGAGGACGTGGAGCTGCTCTACCGCGCCGCGGACCTGCTGCTGTGGGAGGACGGCGACGGGATGCCGCGTCAGCTCCGGTTCGAGCAGACGCTGGGCAACCAGCTCACCGTCAAGCTCGTCGTCTACGGGTACTACGCGTTCACCGCGGGCCGGTACCCGAAGGCGGTCGGCAAGGTCGGCGGCGCGGACTCGTCCGCGGGTGACGGCCTGATCGCCCCGACGTTCTGAGTCGGTAGCTAGGACCGGGACACCCGCTCGTGCGACCCCCGCTGCGCGGGCGGGTGTCCCACCCTACAAACGGGGGAGAAGCAATGATCGAACTTGAAAGTCAGGTCGTCGAGAACTGGTCGCAGGTGCGGCTCGATCGCGGCCTGTCATGGGAGCAACTCGCCGTGGAGTGCCGCAAGCACGGCCACGACGACATCGCGGCATGGGCGGAACGCAACGCTGAGGGCGACAAATCCGCGCGTGCGTCCTCGCGTTCCGGGCGTGCGGTGAAGCGCGTGCCCGAGAAGCGCGGCTGAGATGGTCGCGCCGCCGCAACTGGCCGACCTCAAGGCGCAACTGAACATCACGTCATCGACGTTCGAC